GACTCGTACTCAAGGCCAAGTATAGCTGAGGGCATCGGGGTATCGTTGATGATCTTAATAGTGGATTGATCATTCCTGCTGTAGATTGGGAATTTTAGCTTGCCGTCCGTAGTTCCTCTTCCTCCGACTGCGGAGGTGGCTCCCAATATGCCGCCATTGAAGATTGTGGTTCTGGTGGTACGGTACGCAGGAGTCACCTCTACTCGGAGGTAATCAGTTTGGTTAAAGAGCAGATGCCCATACATCAGTTGATAGCGACCAGTAGCGTAAATGGGCGATCCTGGCTGGGGCTTGATGTAGGGTTTCGATAGTTCCACCGACATCTCGTACTGGAGGCCAATGAAGACTTCATCTGTAGTGTGGTCACCCGAAACTAGAATCGTGTTGCTGGTGGTGGCACTGGAGTTGACTACGGTGAGCTGGCTCCCTACCGGGAGATCCAGCGTAGGACTTTTGCGAATCATCACCTGGTATTCGCCCTCGTTTCGGACATAAGGCAAGGTGAATGTAGTCTCACCAGAGGCGTAAGCCACAGAAACACAATTCGCTTCGGTAACTCTTCGATCCAGATGGCAAACAAACCCAATACTGGTTCCGCTGGAGTCCTCGTCAGTGATCCCCGGCTCAATAGTCATCTTCTCTAGGAATAGCTCGTAGTTGTTGGTGCTGGAGTTCTGGTACTGAACCAGAAGCATAAGATCAGTGTCTACCCAGTTGATGTCCTTGATCACCGCTCCTGGGCTGAGGTCGTATTTGCTCCATGAGCTTTGTACTTTGTCCTTATCACCTGTGAGGTACTTGTAGATGTATATCGTTCCAGCCGAATCCGCACCATCAGATAGCACCGCCAGGATGTTGTCATGCGATGAACCAGCCATCTTGGTCACATTCCCCTCGATGTACGATGGAACATGTGCGGTGATATCCAACGCATCCATCAGCTCATCCTTGATGACCTGGTAGTACTCTCGGATTGTGGAGAATGCGTTCTTCTTCTGAGCGAAGAACATGCTCTTTCCTGTCGGCACAGGTCGAACAGTTAATGAGTTCTCAAACTCAGACATGTAATGTATGGAGGTGGTGGTAGGGGTTAGGTTGTTATCAGCCTTGAGCTGGAACTGTGACTTGTCGGAGAACAGGAACAATGAATCAGAGAATGGCACAGCATGGTTGACCTTACTCACAGATGTGTGGGCAATCCCTACATCAATGGGGTCGCTATCCAGCAGCTGCGTGATCGTTGTTCTCCAGAAGTTATCGTATTCTGCTGACTCACTGAAGATGACATTATCGTCAGCCAGGAAACCCAGCCTATTGTTGTAGAAGAAGATCTCCCTGATGGTGTTTCCTTCTCCTGCGGCACTGTTGACGAATGAAGGTGTGGGATTGGTTCCATCATCGCCAACGATCTTATCTGTCCATGTGGATGGGGCATATTCAAAATAAGGGGTATAGCCTGGCTCCGCACCCACCTTCCGTATCAACTTGTGGGGCATGGTGGCATCGTCGAACTTGTACTCGATCTCAGGTGCTATTGTTTCTGTCCAGACACCTTCGGCAAAAGCTTCATAGTCTGCTGCAACTGCGGGTACAGGGTCACCATCAGCTGTTGCCTTAGCCTGCCTATCGGGTCGATATGCCTCGTCATTACTGTTGGCCTGGTCTACACCAAACCTGACATAGTAGTTATCGTCTGTGCCTCCCTCCTCGTCACCTACGACCTCAACCTCAAAGCCATCAGGGGCTTTCTTTGGGAGATCGCCAAGCTGTTGCACGCTATCTTTGATCACGGTTAACGAGTCATCACCGTTGTCATCTACAACTGATATATCGAAATCAGCTCCATCCTCTCGGTATATGTGAAGTATTGGCCCCGCCTGGCGAACAACCCACTGGTCATAGTTGCCAGCTGCCGATTTTGGTTCAGAGCCATCCGTATATGGAGTGCCATCACCGTTTAACCCTTGACCACCGTTGTTACTGTCGGTATCCAGCTCCCCACCTGTTCCTGAAGGTGTTTTTGAAGCAGCGGGGGTAGCTAATACCCTTGTGGATACGACATGCATATCCAGCTGAGCATCTGATGTTGAATCGCCTAGTGATGGGAAGTTGTGATTCGCAGCCATCGTGTCTGTGTCTATACCCGCCAGGAGGATATACATCTTCTCGGCCAGCCATCCTTGAGATTGCGCTGCCTTTTTGCACTCGTTTTCTGTATTCTCAGCAGTGGGAACATTAGATGAGCGAGATCTCCACTGGAAAACTTTCTCCTCAATCCTAACCTTGTAGTTGTGGGCATGGTTGTACTTCCAGAATACGATCATCGCCTCGTTCTGCCTCGCTGGCGTAACAGAGGCAGACATCAGCGGTTCCTTGGCTGTGTTCACAAGCCAGGTGTGGTCTACAACCGTGACTGCTTTGAGGTCATCTGAGGGAACCGTGTTGATTGTGCTGGCCCCATTAGCGTCAAGCTTCTCACCTAGATAGGTCAGATCACTGGAGGTGGCTACTGCCCCTCCAGGCAGCTTGATGTCAAGCTCTGTTCCATCCATCTGGAAAGCTTTAAGCACTGTGTTATCTCCATCCTTGTATGCGATGATCTGGTATCTCTCCGTAGCATCCCGATTGATAGTGTGGGTGAATGCGGAGGAGAATGGAGTAGAGCTGGCGTTGGAATCGATTCCCGCCGCAATACACTGTGATGGGTGACGCTTTGTCAGACCTTGAGACACAGAGGAATAAGCGTTCTTCTGTGCTTCTACCTGGCTGGGGAATCGTAGGGTCGCTGGTTGCTGTGATACACCGTTTACCAGTGAACTCACAGGGGACGAAAGAAGTGCCATTAAAATATCGACCTGACATGAGATGGCCCACGCTCCAATGTGTGGGAGACATGGTGATGATCAAAGATTGTGAGATCGGCATTATCGGATTCAAACTCACGCAATGTTGCCAAAGATCTCATCTCATCTTGAGCTGTGTAGTTGTGATGCGGAGCTGATCCAAGGGTGCGGTCACCAAAGACTCGTGCTGCCTTGATCATGGCGTACCTGCGAGCAGTCTCGGGTAGGTCTGACCAATCCAGCATGAAGATAATGTCGATGTTCTTCAGGTTCGATGTGAACACAAATGTGTTGTTCTTCTTGTCGTACAGGTAATCACCTCGTTGGATGATATCGACATCAGAGTTCTGCCACCCAACGCTATCAACCCTCACAGTGTTGGACGGCAATGGAACCTTGTTGTTCTCATCTCGGATCAGTTCCCAATCGTAATGGGAATTGAAATGCCATCCTTCAGCCTGAAATTCTTTTGTTGTTTCATCCAATATCGACTCTGCCATGACGGCATCAGCTGGGCCTTGTTCACCCAATTGATTTACCGGGCTTTCACCTATGGCATTTAGCATGGTGTTCACAGCTTCCAGCTTGGAGGTTAATCCATACGGCATAAACACCACCTTGTATTTGTATTTTTATATTACGTCATATAAACGTATATCGTGACATAAAACCCCCACCCCGGCCAGCTGTAGCCGACCGGGGTGAGAGTGAAACAAGAACGCTCAAAGAGCTTTACGCAGCCTTCGATAGCTCAACAGCAGCCTCGGGGCGAAGTACGCCATGTCCCATTGAATAGGAGCAAACGAGGAGTGAGCCTAAGTGGCTAAGAAGAAATTCTGAACGTACTGACAAATCCATCATCTTGACAGTTCCGATAGCAGACTTATGGAACGCCATGCCAACCAAGTCAGCATTGTTGCCAAGGTAACCACCCTGGTCAGACGTAGTTCCATACACATCGTTTCCAGTGGAACCAACGTGTGGAGTCTTTCGGCCCAGCTCTTCATTGCCATCTAAATCAGCCTGGGCTGGGAGATTGTTGCTCTTGAAGATGTCAAAGCCGTAAGCCTTGAGAACCTTACCAGTAGCAACATCACCGTTGGCAGACGCAACATCACGATCAACGAGATGCGCACGCTGGGACGAAGAAGCCCCAATATCGTTGAGAAGAAGCCAGAACTGTGCAGGTTTCAAAATCAAACTGCGATCAGATTCTGGGATATTATTCTCGTCAAGCTTTTGTGCCGCACCAGCGATGCTGTCCAGAAGTTTATCTGAATCAGACTCGATAGTTGCACCACCATTCACAGACCCACCAGTGGGGCCGCCAGTGATATTTGCACCAGAACGAGAAGCTGCAACCAGGGTGTTGAGACAATTGATGTCGAACTGCTTGCTCAACTCCAATCCGATTTCTCGACTATAGCCCGACCTGGCATCCCAGTGTGCAAGCTTTTCGTCAAGCTGATCGACAAAGGTCGAACTCACCAACTGCTTGTCGATGTAAATCGTCTTCTCGGTGTTGGCAATCGAGTCAGCATACTTGTCAGCGTGGGCAGCATCGTTGGCTTCATTGCCAAGAGCATTACCAACATTAGCTGCATCAAGCAAGCTTTCCCCTGGAACGTGAAACCGACTCTTCGCCGCCCCGGTAATTATAAATTGGGCTGCTTTGCCCGAAGTAATGGTACGAATCGTATGCAGGCCACGCATCACCGTATTAGCGGCAAAGGTGCTAAGCACCTCACCACTGAACACCTTTAAGAGGAGTTCGGTGACATCAGCACCTACAAGTTGATTCCTACCCGGCCTTGAAACTGTAGCATTATAAGCCATGGTAAAATCTTTCTAAAATGAGGAGTAGTAATAAACAAGAAAACGTCACAGCGTTCACTCAATCCTCATGTCAGACGATCAGTTATCCGCAAAGGGGCTGATCTCATTTACGAGAAAGCTTATTCGCTGTACTCACATTCTTGTACGCTCGATTTAGATGAGGATCGCCCTCTCGCAGAATTGCCACAGCCTGATCAACTTGGCCTTCGTTGAACAGTTTTGCTGCTGATCGTTTGCGAGATGGCACTGGAAGAAGCAGTAGAAATAGCCGCTTCAACGGTTCCCCAAAATAAATCAGGAACACAAGAATGCCGACCGAAACAAAGACTGTGACCAATGGAGTTACCCACCAGGGTGTCGCATCGTGGACACGAGTTACCGCAAGGTGGACTTCGCTGGTTAACGAGCCAATGTCTTGGAAATCCTTGTCAGCCGTTTCAATTGCTGGCAAGGGTGATTTGTTGTCAAGATAGTTTGTTGTCGCTTGGTCTAAAGCTTCTCGACCATGAGAAACCTCAGCTTGGATCTTATTGCCAATCTTGGCGATCTGTTTTGTTCCGCTGCACCCCAGGGTTGCTCCACCAAATCCTATGATTAGGATAAGGTTCCCCAGGATAAATCTCACTGTTTCGCCTTACCCCAATTGCATGCAAAGAAATCAATCACCCTGTACACCCTAACCCAACCTTTGCTTTCTGTGGGAGTAGGTGTGCAAGCTGCAATCACTGAGGAGAAGAAGCAGAGCAAGCTTAAAAATTGAATCCAATCGGGTATGCTGCCAAGAATCGTAGAAATCATCATGTTTCTTCCTTATCAAAAGACATCGCTCACAGACAATCTGTCCATGACCTCTTGTCGATATGCGGGATCATTTTCGTACCTGGGGTCTTGCATGGCGGCGACCACTTGAGCTGTGCTTTTGAACACGTTCCCAGTTGCCGACCCTGCCCCACCTGTTATAAGCTGAGGGGTGCTGCCATCTACCGCTTCCTTCTGGGCCTTCAAGCCCTTGATTGCAAACATAGCTCGATCCATATCCAGGCTCCCATCAGCACGCTGTGCTTGTACTTGTTCGTTGAATGCATTGATTTCAGCTTCAGGAAGATTCCTGACCGCAAAATCCATTAGGTCAGAGTACTGCTGCTGGCCGCCAACCTCGTTGTAAACGGTTTGGAGGTTAGCATCGACCAACGCACGCTGACCAGCTATGTATGCATCTACCGCTGTACGATCAACACCTTTGGTTTCAAGGTCTTTGTAGGAGTTCTCGCTCAGGTTGCCGTTGTCAGCGTACTCTTGCGTGTACTGTGATAGTGTCTCGGATGTCAAAGATTTCTGAACAGCTTGCAGGTCACCAATGCCAGCGTCTTCTGACAACGGTTCTGACTGATGCCCCATTCTTCGTTCTAGATTTGAATACGCCTCAGCCATCTGCCTGGTATTCTGAAACTTCTCGGGCAACCAATCTGGCCGGGGTTCCAAGTCTGCGTTTTCCGCATCTGCGGGATTCTGCACCTGATCGCCTGGTAGGATTGCTGGAGATGCGCCAACTCCATCGCTCATGCTGATATC